AAAGCCCTTCCACCGGATCTGGTTTGTTTCTTTCTTGACATTGGGTCCATATTATCCCTTGTTTGGGAAATAATATTTAGAAAGGAACCTGTTTTTTCAAGTTCAGAACAAATCCTTCTTAAAAGGGAACTTGCATATTTTTGTTTACCTGCTGCAAATGATCCTTTGGTTTCTTTACCTTCTTTCCTTTTTTTCCGGTTATCGGCTGCTTTGTCTTTTTCTACTTCTGCATCTAAAGCATCAAAGGAATCTAAACAATAAATAAAGGGTTTACCAGTTTCAAACCGGGTATAGATATTATCTTCAAACTCTTCAATGGTGGTACTGAACTTTTCTGGTTCTTCTTCATTTGGGGATTGGATAGCATCAGCAAAACCTTTCCCAAACAGTTTAACCATATTAAACGCATTGGCGTACTCAGCATCATCATAGATAAAATCATAATCGGAAAAGTCAGGCATTTTATCCTTTAGCCATAAACCAGATTCTCCCAAATAAAAGGCTTCAGCCATCCCGGATAAGGCTTTAATGGATTTCCCTGAACTTGAATTACCAATAGTATTAACCATTGTTCCTGCTTTGTAAGCACCGTACCACCTATCAGAACAAGCTAAATTATACATAACACTACCGGAAGGAATCCAAAGACTTCCATTTTCTTCAATGGGTTCTTTTTTTCTTGTTTCAGTTCTAAGATCCTTTGCAGACATTTTACCCCGTATCTTCTTTACCTTCTTTACCTTTTTTTCTTTTTCCTTCTTAGCCCTTTCCATAAGTAATTAATCCCCCCTTTAATAAAGCAAGCTTTATATATTATTTAGTTGATTGATAATTTACAGTGATTTGCCGATATTCCATTAATGCCCCGATCAGGGCATAATAACTTACGGGCAGGTGAAGAATGTCCCCGGTATCATCAAGCAAAACGATAGAGTCCTTGCAAACCTGGACAGCAACATATTCACCTTTTAAAAACATACCTGGGACTTGGCCTTTATCGGTATCTCTTTTCCATCCGTTTTTCTTTAAAAATCTCTGACATCTTGTTTTTGTTCCCGCCATAATAGAATCCTTTATATATTAGTTTATTTCTTAATGGGCTTGAACCAGAATGGATTCAACTAAATACCTTGTTAAGTTTATTTAAAAATTAGCTTCCTCAATATACCGAATAACTTGATTAACATAATATTTAGGAAGGATTTTATTTAATCCAAATTGAAGTTCCTTTTTGTATTCCCTCCACCGGACATCTAATTTTTCTACACACCATAGTTTTAAACCATGATTACTTTCAACGGCTATTCTCCAGTTTTCTAAAGCTGTTTCACAAATACTTTCTAACATTTGTGATTCGGGGGGCATTCCAAGAACTTCTTTTTGGAGGATATCTAACACTGTTTTACTTTTGGATTCTTTTTTATAAGCTGAATATAATTGAATCCTATCAGCTAAATCTTTTGGGACGTAAGCCCCTATTAATTTATTCCGGGTAAAGAAAGGGATCTTTCTCTTTGCTGAAATCCCTTCCACAGGATCTTGTTTAATCATATTTAATTTCTCCTTAAATTTGAACGGGTATATTTGTCACTTTAACTGGGAAGAACCCGAAACAACCCCCAGGAGAGCCAGCCTTCTATCGGTACTGGCAGCTTATCGTTTATTCGTTTTACTATTTTTATTCATTTTCAAACGCATCCATACACTTTTCATACATCTTACATTCGTCTTCATCACATTCGTCGTGATCTTCAAATTCTGTTCCGAATTGGTACGCATAAGGGCATTGTAAGGCGTTTTTAGTGCTGGCAGGCTTGTCTTTACCTTTTTTAGAACCTTTCACCTTCCCTTTCTTTTTGTCTTTCTTTTTAGGTGGTTCATCGTCTTCATCATCGTCATCATCATCTTCTGGATCGGGTTCAACTTCCTTCTTTTCTTTCTTGGGTTTTTTAGCCTTCTTTTTACTTTTACCTTCTTTTTTAGGGGGTGTTAGATCCAAAGCATCAAGGATCAATCCCCTAAGTTCATCTTCATCATCATAATCGTCTTCATCAATTTCAAGTCCTTCCGCTTCAACGATTTCAAGCATTTCAGCCTCTTCCATATCCTGAAGATCATCCCAGGAAAGTTCTGTTGGTTCCTCTTTGGGTTCTTCTTTCTTGCTTACTTTAGCCTTCTTTTCTTTTTTCTCTTTTTTCTCTTTTTTATCCTTCTTTACAGGTTTTTCGTCATCTTCATCGTCGTCATCGTCAACCCCGTAAAAGATATTTTCAATTTGTTTAGAAGTAGGAACCTGAAGGATATCGTCTAAGCAAGGTGATTCGTCCAGAATGGATTCATCGTAATCATCCCTGGCTAAGAAATCAATTCTATCTGCCATAGGGAACTCAACAGAAGCCTTACCCGCTCCTATTTTTTTAACAATGAACCGGACCTTTAGTGTTAATCCATCTTCAAGGTCAGCAAAGTTTTCCCATTCTGGTTCCCCTGTTTCAATCTCCCTCATGAGTTGGTCAAGGAAACAATAATCAGAAATATCCATAACCATAATCTTTCCGTTTTTATCACCTGACTTCATTTTGATAACAAACAGAGTTCTCTTGGAAGCATTGAGTTTTTTAGCTTCGTCATTATCACCATCTGGATCATCATAGATACCTTGTTTCTCAGTACATACAATACAAGTTTTTCCGTTAGTACCGGGGCAGATAGCACTTTCATTATCAGGACCGATATTTCGATGAAGACCAAAAGGAAGTTTCCACCAAATATCATCAGGGATACAGGATTTGTCCGTGTGGTTTTTGATATTAGAAAGGATGTATGGAAGGATATCAAACTTGTATTTCTTCCCCCCTTCTGGGACAAACAATTCAACGCCGTCTGGTAATTCCAAGTACTTTCTTCCTGATTTACGTTCTTTGATGTTCTTTTTAACGCCTTTTCCCATGCTGCTTCTTTTCTTTGGCATTTAAGCCTCCTTGGTTAGATTAGTATCTTTCTTAGTTTTAGTTGGATGTGCTTTCTTAATAGTTGCTCTAAACATTTTTACTTTTTTAGTGGTACTTTCATCAATTGCTTTTAACGATCCCTTTGTCCAATTGTAACCCACAAAATAACAATACCAAGGTAAAAGGGCGAATAAACCAAAAGCAAGCAAACATAATCCACAATTCATTATTTATCACCTTTCTTTTTCCTTTTCATTCCTTTAGCTGTCTTTTTAAGAGTTTTTTCTGCATTGACCTTTTTCTCTTTTTCTTGCAAAAGATTCCTTGGAACTCTTGGACCAGCAAAATATTCTTCCCCTAACAACCGGACAAGGTTCTCAAGTGCCTTAGTCCTGGTAAAATGGATACTGTCCTTCATATCTGATAAAACGTGTAAACGATCATCAGCTTCAATGAACTCTTCTTTAGCTTCTTTGTACCTTGTATCAGTCCGGTAATATGCCTCAATATCCGCTGCATTGGGTTTTGCTTTATTACAGGTTTCTTCTGGGTCATCATTAGCATTCCTAATCAATTCGGATCTAACTGTCTTAACCTCTTCCCAGCAGCTATCCCTATCCTTTCTTGCTTCCGATACCGCTTCGATGTACTTTGCTTCCAAATCCGAATGATTAAGCCATTCAACATCTAAAGCGTTTTCATCAATCTTCATATCTTTTCTAAAATCCATTATTCATCCCCCCCATTCAATTCGTTTATTTTTTCATGTACAAAATCTTTTAAATAATTGTATTCTTTCTCAATTAACAATTGTCTTTTTTTGGTAGAAAAGGATTCTACTTCAAAAGAATGTTCGATAGAAACGGTCATAGGTTCATATTGTCTAACTTGTACCGTTTTAGAAATTTTAATTGTAACCATTATTTTACCCCCCGTAAGGACACGCTTGCCCATCTGTTATTGCTTTACAGCAAAAGGTTATTCCAGCAAAACCACAATCATATGTTGGTTTCTCGTAAAACCAAGACATAATCCCCCAGGCATCTACCTTTTTATGATCACCCCAACCATCTAAAATAGCACTTCCCATCATTCCCAAAATTGCCCTTCTTATTGTTTCCGGTTGTTCCGTTCTAATCCCCTTTAAGATACTTTGGATATTTTTCCATTCCTTTCCGTCTAAAAGGGCATAACATAAATCCTTAATAGCATTTGTTTTCAATCCCTCTTGTTTAGCCATTTCAAGCATTTCGTCTTCATCATCCAAGACCAGAACTTTATCCAGAATATTTAAAGCGTTTCTTGGGTGACCTTCAGCATCCTGAATAATTTGGTCCTTTACTGGATCAGGAATACCCTTTTTCTCTTTTTTACAAATCCGGGTAAGAAGGGTTTCCATTTCATCATTCATTAAGGTTTTCATTTCAAACGAAGTACAACGCCCTTTTACGGTTGGTATAAGCATTTCCGGGTTAGTGGTACACAAAATGAAGTAAACGTGTTCAGGGGGGTCCTCTAACATCTTTAATAAAGCATTTTGGGCTATGTTCTTTTCAGAAGATCCTCCCACCCCCAATTGGTGAC